AGAGCAAATTTCTACTATCGTAGATGTCAGACTGTAATGGTCTGTGGTAGCCCCGGCTTAGGTCGGGGCTTTTTCGTTCTACTGCATCCGTAGAGATTCACTTTAATTGCTTTTTGAGCAAATTAAATATCATATTTTCCTCTGCTTCATCGAGGTTGTAACAGGCGTGAGGGAGGATGGTAGTTTTCTGATTATCTCGATGCAAATAGATAATATTCGCATTCTCGTGCCATGGACGTGATTTATAGCAACGCTTCACCATTTCAGAGAACGATACGTTCTCCTTCTTTGCATAGTCAGTGTCCCAGATATTGATGAGGGCAACGAGCTGCTTCCAACTTAATTCGTTTAAGTCGATATTTCCATTTTCCTTCACCGTCTTTTCTAATATATTCTCCATATTCTTTTCGCTTCACCGTGGTGCGATAGGGCTTAATTGGTTAGTCAACGAGGTCAAACCCGTTGATGTTTATGTATTCGTCATTGTCTTCGTGTTCCATGTTCCACTTTTCAACTTCAAGTATCGTGACAGAATCACGACCGAGCAGTTTTGCTGCATACTTTAGAGCCTCATTTTTATTCTTAAACTCTTCTCTGTGATATTCTCCATCTACATACGAAGTCAATACAGAGCGACAGTTGAAGTATTTGCCTTCTGCGTCGTTTGTAGCATAGACCTCACACATTTCCTCTTCCACTATAAAGTACACTTTCATACCGTCATAGTGTTTTTCGAGGAGCTTATTGAAGTCCGTTGCTCCCCATGCCTCCTCTGCCTCGATGCTCAAGAGACCATCTGACAGCTTACACTCCTGGATGAAGCCGCGAATGTAGCTACCATCAATTTCCTCACCAAGAGCCAGGATAATGTTTCCTTCCCAGTTCTCAGACGCTCCTTCCTCCATTACAGGACGCTCTTTGTCCATAAACGCCTTGCAAAGGTTGTATAACTCCTGAAGGTCCTTCTGGTTGCCTTCAATACGATAGCTTGTTGATGCCCAATTTGCCATAATTCATTAATTTTAAAAGTTAATAATTGCAGGAGACAAAGCTCCATGGTTTGACTAATCGGGGCCGTATTCTAAATATTTAATTGGTTAAACTATGGCAGAGGAAGAAAATTCTTCCTCCTTTTTAGGCTACTTGTTACTAAAGATAACCTGGAATGGAATCGCAAGCTTGTCGGGATCAATCGGAACCTCGCATTTGATTCCATAGATAGAATCAAGGTGGCCTAGGGCATATACCTGTAAACTCATCTTCTCCTTGAACTTTGCGATGCTATCATACTCGCAATCCAAAACGATACCTGAAGGAGAGTCCTCGAAGTCTTTCATCTCGTCAATGTAACGATCGTTGAGTCTTCTCAGTTCACGAGTAAAATCATCGTACGTCTTGATTCTGTACTCTGCTGCATCCTTCCAGGCATCCAGAAGTTCCTGCTTGAATTTCTCCTCACACTGCTTCTTTCCTTCTTCCATCAAATTCTCTGAAATTCCTGCTAACATAATTCTATAATTTATTGGTTAATACTATCTATCAGTAAATTTGTGAGCTGGGTAGCCGAAAACCAAGGCTCGAAGCGCACCTTTCTTCTAATGAGCTCCTTCTTGATGATTTCAGATACGCAAGAAACTTCCTTTTCAAGTTTTTCTGCCTTGCGCTCTGCCTGCCCCTGCTCTATCATCGCTCTGTACGTATCTTCTACGTCGCAGATGCCAGAGAGCTTGTCGAGTCGCTTTTTAAGTTTAACGTTCTCTCCAACAAGCTGACCTCTGCTCATATTTTCGAGTCTTTCTCTGTATGCTCGTTCTTCTTCTCTTTTCATTATTCCTCATATTAGTTAATAATAGCAGGAGATGGCTATTGGCCACCTCCAGTTTGGCTTAGTTCCTCATCGGGCTCGTCGTCTTTGTCATAGACCCCAAAGAGCCTGAGGGTGTTGCTGTCGATTTCCGTCTTTCCGACGATGTAGCGCATCGTCATCTGAATGTTAGGTTTGCCGTTTGATAGATGACCCATCATGACGGCAATCTGTTCCAATGGTACGCCTTTCTTGGAGAGATTCGTGGCGAACGAACGTCTTCCGGTGTGTGAAGAGATAAAGAGGTACTTCTTTCCGGTCTCTTCTTTACCTGCATGGAACACCTTCGTGTTCTCATCTATTCCGCATTCACGGCAGATGTCACGAAGAGTTCGGTTGAAGGTCATCTCGCTGATTTCTCCAGGAAGGGGCTCAACGCCAGTGCCGCATACCAGGAACGGACGGAGCTTCTTGTGAAGCGGAACCCTTACCTCTGTCTTGGTCTTCTGTGCTACATACACGAGGAAGTGTCCGGTATCATCGATGTTCTCGGGGGTTATCCTCTGGCAGTCGCTGTAGCGCGCTCCACAGAGGCATTCCATGAGGAACATACGCTGAACATATCTCTTCGTCTGTCCCCTTGGATTGTAATTGATGATTCTGTTTATCTCCTCATCCGAGAGATAGACGGACTGTACGGGCACAGCCTTTGTTCTGAGTATCTTTCCGAACGTCGGGCTGTTTATCTCCTTCGTAGTATCGTTCTCACGTATGACCGCCTTGATGGTGGCGCATACGGTCTTTGCAGAATTAGGAGCGTAGTTCTCCTTGATCTTCTCAAAGAGGTCGCGGAGGTTGTCGTCGGTGATGTCTTCCCACAATGGCTTGTGGCCCAACAGCTCATCGAACATTCTCACGACCTTGATGAACTTCGGATATTTCCAGATGTATGCGCCATAGAACGTGTCATGCCTCCATGCGTTGCTGTGATAGTTGGCGAACCAGCCCTGCTTGATAGCGAGCTTGTACTTCTCCTGCTGAACAGGGCTTAACAGTCGTTCCCAGTCTCTTGTCTTGATTCTTAATTCTTCTGTCATAATTCTAATATTTTGGTTACTAGTGGCAAAGATACTAAAAGTTTATAATATAAACCATCATCTTTGCCGTTTTTAACGCTAAATTAACTTTCGAGCTCATCGTTTAGCTCGTAGGCAATGCTGGCGAGCGACTCGAAATCCATCTCAAAATCCATAGGGGATACTCTCTTCACCACTCTTTTGTAGCTCATCATACGTAGCGTGATAGTCGGGATAGCGGTATCCTTGCCGTTAGTTTCAATGAGGACAGCTTCGAAAAGCCCGTCGCTGCACTTAACCGGACGTTTCAGCTCTTTGCGGATGATTCCGTGCTCATACATTATCTCGCGGATGGTGCATGCTAGCTCCATCTTAACACCTGAACGCAACTCGTCAATCTCGTCTTTCAATTCTTTTCTATCCATAATCTTAATATTTTGGTTTAACTTGATGCCCACCGTTCCCGGCAGGCTTGTTTGGCTTAGTCTTTTCTTTCGATATCAAGGCCCGTAAGCACGCCTTTCATATAGGCTAATGTCTCTTCCTTGCATTCCGATAGAAACTTCTGGCAGCCATCAATGATAACGCCGTACTTACCGCTCGGATAATTCTGTAGAGAGCACGAGTGGTAATGCTTTCCGGATTTCTCCTCGATTTCTCCTGCGAGTCGCTTCCCCTCGTCGGTCTCATTAGGACGATTTTCTGGGTACTCATCGTAAAAATACTCGTGCCATAAATCTAGTAGCATATCCTTGCAATCCTCCATATCTTGCAAAATATCCGATAATTTGTATGGCGCGCCGTTAGCACCATGTCCATCCTCGCCAATCCATTTACTGGCTTCCTCGTCAGGATCGAAGTCGCTATAATATTGATACAACTTATCCATGAAGTCAGACTTATTGCCATTCTCGAACCAAATTGTGGCGATGAAGTCTTGGTCTTGTAGGGAATACTTCTCTAACTCGACGCAAACCTCACCTCTTTCGTTAGGTGTATCGTCAACATTATAACTCCATCCTAAATCCTCTGCTAATTTAAAAAAATCATTCATATTTTTAATTTTAATTGGTTAATACTAGTGCCCTCCAAAGAGGGCTTTTAGTCTACAATTCCGAAGTGGGTCGCAAGCGTGCTTTCTATCAATTCAATGATGTCTTTATCTTCTCCGATACCTTCGTAAACAAACATTGTGACATCAACACCATATAGCTCTTCCCCACAAGAAACCGCATCGGATGCTTGCCTTGGAAGGTCTTCGATAACGAAGCATAAATCGCTCATCGTCTCACAATAATCAACTATACTATCTGGTATATTCAGGAGGATTCTTCCATCCTCTCCCACCAAATGCCACTCATAGTAGCTAGGTTCAAATCTGATATTCTTCATAATTCCATTTAATTGGTTAATACTGGGAGCGTGAAACAATAATGTTCCACGCATTTTTCGGCTTTACACCGGCAGAGACACGATGTATTCTTTCTTTTTCTTTCGTGTTCTGCCCGTGACGGAATATCCGCAGATGTTTCTCAGAGAGAGTGCGGCTTCCGTAAGAAAAGGCTCGTTGACAAAGATTATCGGTCTCATCATCTTGTTCCGTACCATCAACTGATAGTCGATGAAGTCGAATGGGTCGTCGGGGTCTTCCGCCTTCTTCTCCCAGATGCTTACGTCCAGCATTTCAATGAAGTCTCCCTCTGGTGGATTCTCCATGTCGAGAAATCTCTTCGGAACAAGCAAAATTGTTTCCTTTGGTTCATGTGTCATAAAGAAATCTGATACAGCACTACAGAATATGTTCAGATTGAACACCTTTGGCTTCAAGCCCTTTGCTTTTAAGATATCATTAACGTTAACGATTCTTGCTACTGCCATAATTCACAAAATTTTAATTGGTTAGACATAAGTACCCCGTCATTTCGACGAGGTTTTTTTGGCTAGTGTGCAAGGAATCCTACCGCTTGACCCTTGCCGATGGACCAGCACAGCCTATCTTCCTTCAGGCACTCTGTGCAGTTCCCGGTACACAGCATCGTTCCTTCTGGAGCAGACGTTCCGCTCTCGAAGATAGGATGCGCTTCCGGAAATCCGTGACGGTTGTCCATCTTGAGACCAAGCCATCCGCTGAAAAGGATATGCATGTTCTCTGGGATTACGTTGCCCTCATCAAGGTACTCGTTACACACATCGAACATCTTCGTGAACGCCAGGAACTTGGTATCCTTATGCTTGCGAGCAATCTCGCACATCTTGTCAAGATACCATTTGTCCTGTATGTCGCCGCCGATGTGGAATCGGAATGCTCTAGGGAATCTGTAGTCGAGATACCCGTCAATCTCCGTGAAGTATCTCTCAGGGTCCTCGTGGTAGATTGCAGAGTTGATGGCTCTCGTATTGATAACCTCTTTATAGATGAAGTCGTTGCGAAGGTCGTAGCAGCTCTTGGCGCAGATAGCGCAGTTTCCACAGTCCATGACTGGAATGAGCGATACGGACGGGATAGCTCCCAACTTGTTATTACCCTCACTGATCTTGACGTGCAGGTTCTCTACATTCTCCAATGCGTCCTCGTAAGCTGCCTGTGCCTTAGACAGGCGATTCTTCATACCTTCCTTGTTTAATGTCCAGTAATTTCTACTCATAATTCTAATTTAATTGGTTAATATTTGGGGAACAAAAAACCGGCGTGTCTCACGACAGACCGGCTTGAACCATTTAAACAAAATCTAGTTATGATAAGGAGTCAGCCGCTGCTAACGACTGACCTGTTTGGCTTTACTTCTTTTCGAAATAAAAGATTCTGATAAACTGATAAAGTAGTTTCTTGTCACAAAGGTGATAGAGGTCTTCTATAATGTATTCTTTACATTCTTTCGTTCCTTCCCTGAATGTCTTGTGTATTGCTGCGATTTGGATATTATCACATCTAAGCCAGCAGATAAACATCTCACCCAAACTCTCGTAACGACCATCCTTGTTATAGAATTTCGTTTGCTGCTCATAAGTTTTATTCTTTCTCATAATCCTTACTTTTTTGGTTTTACTTTGAATCGGTTACCGAATCAGTAACCGACTTTTGGCTAGAATGGCTCCCGGCTGGCGCCTTACTATAAAAGTTCGATCGGAGAGCTTTAGCTCGAAGGATTACCTCCAGTGAATGCACTGGAGGAGATCCTTCGTTGCAGAAGCTATCGTAAAACATCTTTGCCGGGCCACCATACTACAGGTGGCGAACCTTACTACTTACTGGCGATTACCTTCTCGACCTTATCCTTATGCCACTCGTTAATCTTGCCCTGGATGTCAATATCGTTATTTAAAATGAGATGCTTGAGGACACCGAGCATTCTCCAGCCCTGCTCATCATAGAGCTTTGCTTTAGACTCAAGCTCCTTCAACGAGTTGGCTTCTGACATCTTTCGTCCGTTTTTCCTGAATCTGGCTCCGTGGAACATAATGAGGTTTCTCATTGTGTAGTAGGAACCAGAACCTTTGTAGGCATTGATGAAAGCATCTGATTGCTTGGTTTCCCATGCGAGATGCTTGCGCTTCTTGTTGAACTCGCGAACTGCATCGTAGACTTCCTTGTAGGTATTGCTGTCATACATCTTGCGCGCGAGGCTGCTAAGAGGGGCATATACCTTCTTCTCCAGGTCTGCGACGAAGATGTCCTTGTTCTGAAGACGTACATAAGGGTTACCTTTGCAGGTATGCTTGAATGTCTTCTTGACGTTTCCGTGCGCGTCTTTCTTGACTTTGTAGATGAGGTTGCCATCCACGTACTTACGGAGCTTATCGATGTAGTCATAAGCCATATCGGCAGCAACGAACCCTCCGAACCATCTGTTTCTCGCGCCGGCATTCTCATGATCTCCGTGGGCTGCCATCTTCATCTGAGCATAGAGCTCATTTTCAAGCATGCGCCACTGGTACTCGTAGCCCTTGCGCTGCAAGACCTGGTTGAATGACATATCACCTGTGTCCATAAGTCTGAGCATGTGGAACATCTGACTCATCACCCAACGGCGGAATAGCTTCCAGTTGCTTACGTATCCACCATCGATAATCTGCTTGCCTACCGCATCGATGGTCGCATCGTCCATATCAACAGGAACAGCTGCACCATTCTCGATCTTGATAAGCTGGTCGTCACCGAGAGGGAAGTACTTACTTACGTCAACGCCTGCTGCCTTAAGAGCTTCGAGACGCATCTGCGCCTTGGTCTTCTTACCTGCACCAGCTGCATTAACCTCTACATTGTTAGCTACTACCTTAAGATTCTCACCAGTGATTGTTACAATCTGCTTCATAATTCTAATTATTTTAATTGGTTATTAAAAATTTATTTAACTCTAGCGGATGAGGCTTACGCCCCACCCTTGTTTGGCTCAATCCAGTCTCTGAGGATAATCAGGTCCTTGTCGTTCTTGGAACACCAGAACCAAGTTCCCCATCTGCCGTCCCAGTAGAGGTTTCCTCTGAGCAGCTGGATCAGTACGTACAGCTCCAGCTTGCATCTCGCTATCTCACGTCGTTCTCCGTACATCATATCTTCGTCTGAGAGCTCTTTCTCAGGCAAGGCCTTGAAGTAGTATCGACGATGTGATTCGGAGCGTTCTGACGGCACAGAATGCTTGTACGCTGCATGTCTCTGTTCGATGCCAACAAACACTACCTCAGGTGTAAGGTAAGGCGTGTCCTTCGGCTTGTCTTTCTCGGACATTACTATCTTTCCGTTCACTCTACATGTTCTCTTCTGGAAGTTGATGGTGAACTTAGCACCATTCTCAACTTCATTGATAATTTCGTCGTATGTCATATTCTCAAAATATTTGGTTAATAGGGATAGTGCTTATTCTAGCACTATCAAATTGGCTTCTTCGAGTTCATCCTTACTCAGTACATCTTCGTCTTCTCCGATGTGGATATAGAATTTATCTCCGTTCGCCCACTCCATTGCACGCATATACAACCAGTGAGCCTCCTCGATAGAGAATCCGTCTGCGCTCACAGAGTCAAGCATCTCGCCCATGCAAACTTCGGATTCCCAGTACTCTTTCTTGATTTCCTCAAGCTTCTTTAGTAATCTGCTGTTCATAATTCTCAATATATTGGTTAATAGGAGTGCGCTCAGAGAATCTGTTGCGTAACTATATGCTTTTGATATATACAGTATTATAGTCCTGAGACTCCTGGATATAATCCAGTGATTCTCAGGATGCTGAATACTGTATTTACAATCGATTCTCCTTGCGCACCATTCGGCTCGCAATAGCTATAGCATAGTCTCAGTAGAGTGTTGCATTCCTGTATCGTCTTGATTATTGC